ATTTGTGACAATGAGTGGAACATTCGCTTGGCCAAGTTTAAGAGTTAACATTCTAAATGCTCCCTTAACCAATTGAGATTTAGTCATATCACGAACTTGCTTATCATCAAGTGCGTCTCTAATCTCTTTCTCGGTGGAAAGCATTCCCAACGAGTCTAACACAAACATACACGGTTTGCGATCTTCTGTGTTGGTCTTTAAATATATATCAATTGCCTTAAGTGCCTTACTTCTAAACTCTTCAATAGTGACAACATTTACCACCACAAGGCGGTTCATATCTATACCACGAGACTCAAGTAATCCTTTATTAACAGCAGCCTCAGTATCGAAATAAAGGCAGTAACCATCAGGATTAGACTCCAAAAAGTTCTTGACAACTGCGAGGGAGAAGAAAGTTTTTCCAGTACTGCTTTCG